GTTCGTAATTACATAAGTAGCACTGCCCCCTTGGCGCAGAACAAACAAATCAATGACACTGTAATAAATCCATATAACGCAGAAGTAGATAAGTACAATGCAAAACTGCCGATTGCTCAAGCAACTATCAATTCCACAAAAGGTGATGATTACGTTGCCAAGCGCGATGCTTTAAAACAGTTGGGCATTGCTGGTATTGAAGATAATTTCAAAACATTTTATTTGACTGAAAAACTTGAACCTTGGGATCCCAAGGTATATGGTGAAGCGGCAAATCCACAATATGGTGAATTTGATGCAAACTATTACAAAAAAACAAATCCTGATCTTGAACAAAAATACAAAGAAGCTGTTGCTAATGATGATGTAGATATTGTTAATCGATATGGAGAAGAAGGTTATTACCGCTGGCACTACGCAACCCAAGGCAAACCAGCAGGATTGCGTGGTAATGCTAAAGAAGAAATGGATGGCGCAGCTCGTTATGCCGAAAGAAAACTAACAGAACAAGAGATGAATGACCTAAGGAGTGAACGATTGGGCGTTGATACAGCAACAACAGACGCACGTTTACTTTCTATACCATACATTCAAGAGCAGTTTAAAAAAGCATTGGACGGAGATCCATACTGGAAGCAGATGGCTAAAGATAATTTTCTTTCTATTGATACCAAAAAACCAGAAGAGTTTGCCGCTTTATTCCGGTTGTCAAAAAGACCGGAAGACAAACAAGTTTCTTTTAATTATCAGTTAAATACCGGTTACGGAATTAGTGAATTAGAGGATGTCATTAATCAAGTTGTTGGTGAAAAAGCAATAGTAGACGTTAAACGTTTTGGAGCATTAACGCAAAACGTTCTAAAAGATACAATTCAAGAAATGAAAAAAGCTAAGGCAAAAGAACAGGCACTTCAAATGTTAGGAGGTTTTGGAACCTTAGGGGAAATCACGAATATTAATAAAACATTGGCAGATTCTCTCATGAACGATACCGGTATCGGTGGCGTACTTTCTTTTATGGGTGGCATTCAAACACAAAAGGAAGATCTAGAGAAATCACTACAAGGTATTACTGGTGTTCGGAATAACATAACCTACAATTGGCAGCAATGGTTTGATAACACTCTCAAAGAAAAGTACAACAAAGAAATAGAGCTTGGCTCCCCATCAGGCGAAGCAGAAGCCAATATTAAAATTCAAGCCGATTTTGCAAAAACGTTTATTGAAAAGTATCTTCAACCTAGGTTTGACCAGTCTCGTTCCATGAACGAATTTGTTGAATATCTGGATGTTCGTCAAGAAGAGCAAAACCCTTTTCAAACCCAAAGTCTTGTCGATGCTGTTACAAGTGTCGCTAAGATGCGATCTACTCAATACTTAGATAAACTGAATGCTCTTAACAACAGTAAACGTGATTTTAATCCTGATTTTTATTTTAATCCAACAGGAAACAAGTCTCGTGAAGCAAACTACCTTGCCCAATCACAAGAAGTAAACAGTGATTGGGAAAATGCAAAAAATGGTGATAAATACTGGGCAGATCAGGCATATCGTTTTGGTATTGATTTAAATAATAAAGCTGATTTTGCACGTATGCATTTCCAGGTAAAAGGCCAAGGAAAGGGTTATGATGCATCAGAAGATATTTTGACTGACGATAAGATTAAAGCTGAGATTTATGAAAACATATTACCAGAATTAAAGCAAAAGGCTCTTGAATCAGGTACTATTTTTGGTCAGTTTATTACGCCAGAAGAATTTGCGGATAGTATGCTCGAAGGATTAGATCCAGCGGATCAAAAAGGCTGGAACGAAATCCTTGAAAAATATGGTCTTGGAGATTTTCAAGGTAGTCTTGCTGACCTGAAAGAATATATTATGGAAAGTTTGCGTACGGGATCTGCGCAACAAATTAGAGAACAGATTAAATATCTCAATGAAAGAAAACAAAGACCTACACAAGAAAAGCTCGGTGTAACTTATATTGAACGGCCTGAAGACTACAAAGAAAATCAAACAACAGAAGGCACTGAGTTGTATAAGGTATTTCAATCTGCTGGGTACCAGGGTTCGGAGGATGAGTTTTACGAAAAAATGTTCCCTGATGTTGACAGGACAGAACAACAGCTGCTTACCAAAATAAAAAGCGGTAAAGGTTTAGAGTTTATTGGTTTTGATACCAGTGACCCCTTTAGCTCCCTTGGTTCTATCGAAGGTTTCTTCGAGGAAGATCAACAACCTGAAAAAACAGATGAAGAAAAATCTAGCAGTTTCTTTGGTTTAGACTATGAGGATGAGGAAGACACTAAATACAAATCAGCTACAGGAGAAAAAATCCTTAGCGAATTTACATCTTTCTTTAAAGGGTTCTCATGAGCGATAAACGTAAAAAAGCGGCAAGTGCAGCCAAGATTGCTAAAGACAAAATGGCTTGTAACAAACCACGCAAGACTCCTGGTCATCCAACTAAATCACACGTTGTTAAGGCCTGCAAGGATGGGGAGGAAAAGATTATTCGCTTTGGCCAACAAGGCGTAGAAGGTGCTGGCAAGAACCCCCAGACAGCCAAAGATAAAGCACGCAAGAAGTCTTATTACGCAAGACATAACGCCCAAGACGCAAATCCGGATATTATGTCGGCACGTTACTGGTCGCACAAGGTTAAATGGTAAATCGACTAAAGTGGTGACGCCACTCAATTCATTCCATGGCAAAGCCAAAATCAACAACAGTCCGACTTGAGTCCAAGCCTAAGAAAACACGTCAAGGTCAAGGGCGTAATTCGCTTCCTAATCACGGACGTAAATTAAGTCGCGGCCAAGGTAAATAATTTATGTATGATTGGGGGTAATAGTGTATTGCCCCCATGAAAAATTTTGCTCCTGCAGTTGACATCATCTGCAGATATCAAGGTTTTAATGAAAAGGCGTACCCTGATCCTGAAACTGGTGGAGCGCCTTATTCAATCGGTTACGGCACACAGTTTTATCCCGATGAAAGTCCAGTGGTAGCTGGGCAGATGTGCACCAAGCAAAAAGCGTTGGAATATTTAAACCATGAATTGCGTTGTCTCAATGAAGAGCTTGAAACAATAAACTTACATCTCGATAAGCCGATGCGGATGGCATTGCTTTCATTTATTCATTCAGTTGGCTGGGATGCGTTCATGTATTGCGAACTGATTGACTGCATCGGAAACGAAGACTGGCACGGTGTTGCGTTTGAGATGTCCAGATGGATCTTTGACCATAACTATCAAGTCATTGGTAATTTAATTGATCGGCGTCGTGAAGAAATTCAGTTGTTCCTTGAGGATATCGACGCAAACCCCTGGGCCTCTACAGAAGTATTACTAAGTGCTTTTCGTAACTATGTGGGGGCACCACACCAAGTACGTGCGATTCGTAAGCTGGAAGAGAACATAAATCCCTATGTTCTTGCAGAGTTTGCCAACGAATTTGATATTGTTAAAGCCCCAGAGGATCGGATTGTATTCTGGGATGATTTGGAAGTTGACGAGGAACTAGCTTTAACAGATGGAGAATGGTCTTAGAATTAGATCATCAAGTGTCAGCATGACCATGGAGAGATCGGTTGAACCTCGGGAGTTTGAGCTTCCACTGGAACTACAGTTCTCCATGCGCAAGGCAGAGCTTCAAGCGGAAGAGATGACTTGGGAAGAGCTTCATTCTGCTCTCCTTAATCTTTATTACCAACGCTTGATGGAGTGGCAAGCAATCAAAGAAATCCTCGATGGTGAGAACATCCGGATTGACTTTGATGTTCCCACCGATCTTGAGTTGTTAGAATTAGCGGCGGCCTGTGCAGCAGACGAAGACGAAGACGATCTTCAGCCGTTTTGAGCTTCGTCTAACTGAATCAAACGATCCAGGTACCACCTTGCCTTCTTCAGTGATTCTGTCCCGCCTTTATGGCGCTCACGCCAAATATACTTTATGCAATTTCCCTTGCAGTAACCACGGAATTCTTCGTTGGTTAAAGCCGCCTCAATGGCTTCGATGCATTCAATGCCCCCATCGGTGTAATGCGATGGATGATTTACCGTATCCGGTTGAATGACGGGAGGCTCTTCTTTGGTGGCCCAAGGCACAGGACACACGCCCCCTGGGCATTCACTCAACTCTTCTACCGGCTCAAACCACGTCTTTTCTTCGAGAGGGTCATCTCGGTCGTAATGTTGGCTGGAGGTAGATCCACGACTTTGTTTTTCGGGATTGGCATCGTTCCGGGATACATACTCGCTTCCTCGATCCCCGGAATATAACCCGTCTTCCCTGGCCTCGCCATCCCTTCCAGATTGAGAGGATTCCGCTCTAAACCCTGTTCGCACGCTGTTAATCCACGATTGTACATATCGTACAACGGAACGTCGTTTTCTGCGTTGTCTAAAGGCTGACCAAAATCTTCTTCCGTTAAGCAACGGCACCGAACTTCGTCTTGTACAAAGCTATCTAAAAACCCAGCAGCGCCGTGCATCATGGCGTGTAGTTGTATATCCTCTATTAAAATATTATCATGGCTGATTTATACAACCCTATTTACGACCCTCGCCTTCGCTCTGGTACATCTGGGGCAGAGGTTTCGGATCTTAATCCAGAGCAGTCGTATGACACTGACCTTCGGCGTGTAGATCCAGAGGTACGCAGTGCAGTTGAAAGTGTTAACGACAAACAAGAAAGGGTAGGCCGTTTTATTAAAGCAGCTAAAACTGCTGGTAAATACAGGCAAGCAGCTTCGATTGATGAGCCGGCCATCCGAGGCAAGACACCAAGGTCTGAAGCATCCATCGATGGAACAATCCTCCCGAATCTTGGAGATCGATTCGGAAGGGGCGGTGGTGTCAACTATGCCAACAAACCAACTTCTCGATTCGGCAGGTCGTTCTAAGGCCGAGAGAAAACAACCTCTTTTTCTTGGTTTTGATACTTGCCCTTTCGGTCCTGGTACGTTACCTCGCAAGGCTTGCCACGATAGAAGAGAAGTTGGGTGATCCCTTCATCCGCGTAGATGCGGTTGAAGAGTCCGGTGCAGTTGCTAATCTCTAGTGTCAGATAGCCTTCCCAGCCTGATTCAGCGGGCGTAATGTTGACTAGGATCCCCGACCGTGCATATGTCGATTTTCCAACAGCAACGACGGTAACATCACGAGGAAGTTTCAACCGTTCCTGAGCAACACCAAGGCAGTACCCGTAGGGAGGCAAAAGGAAATACTGGCCCTTCTCATCTTCCTGTAGTTCGGCGGGACGCAGGATACCAGGATCAAAGTCCTTTGGATCGCAATCACCGTTTTGAATACGCCCAAAGATCAGGCATTGAGAAGGGGAAAGACGAATGTCGTAGCCATAAGAACTCAAGCCGTAACTTAAGATTTTCTTCCCATCCCTTTCATTTTTCAAACGGTCTTCAAACGGGGAAATCATCTCTTCTTTTTCGGCCAATTCTTTGATTTCCCAGTCTGCCAGCACGGACATTTTCTAAGTGCGTCGAACCGTAGTATAGCCAATATCTAATAGATCACCCGTCCTTTTGCCGAATAAACATCGATGAATCTCTCGGTTGCTTCGCCAGGATTATCCTTGGGTTGTAAGTAGACGATTAAAGAAGTGCACGTTTTATGTGGCTTGACTTCTCCACCGCTGACACGCAATAAGTTTGGACTTGTCCTAGGAATGCAGATAGGAAAGTCAAAGATTTTTTGATCGTAACGAAGCATGTCAGGGCAATTGCAAAAGAAGATGCCCTGCTCTATCTCGTCTTTTAGCCAGCTCTTGTAAAGTTTAGAAAACCAAACGGCGTGGGAAGAACGTAAACTCTTGGACGTACTCCTGGTACGCTTCCACCGAGTATTCTTTTCGTCCCAGAAATACGTCCCAGGGGGAGAAAACAAATAGACCTTACCGTACCATTGTTGCTCGTTAAGTCCGTCATCCTGAGGAGTAAAGTAAGCATCTGCTCCAACGTATTGATTGGCGATGGCAGAGCTAGCTACGTCAAGATCAATGTTTCCCATCACCTCGTTTGCAGCACAAACAAGATCCCTGCTGGTAATCAACTCAATGTCTTCGTTGAGACTGGGGTAGATACTTGGAATAGCCATTATTTTTCAGCAGCTTTGTTGTAATCAATCTCGAAATACCGGATACCATCTCCGTCATTAATGACGTATCCCGCTTTCTCTACGGGATCAATCTTTTGAGCTGCACCAAGAATACGTCTGAATGTTTCAGCTAGATCTCCATTACCTGCCCGCTCGCAATCTTCTTGCGCCGAATGGATTTCTTTAAGAGTCCAAAAGAACATGGAACGACTTTTGTCCTGGGGCTGAAACACCATTACTCC